GAAAAACCAACTCCAATACAATTTAGACAATAAAGCATTACCGTATTGATTTACGACGCTTGAACCGTTACGTACAACAATAAACTTGTAAGGGTCTAATTCTGTTTCGTTTCCGTCTCCAATAAAATAAAGTGTTTCTTCCCCTGCAGCATTATAGCCAAATGCAAATAATTCATAATCCCAATATTTGAAATCGACAGGCACTTGGTTGCCGTCGTATTCTCCCCAAATTAATTCAAAAACGGCATAACCGAAAAATAAAGCATCAATTGCATTTGTAATTAACTTTTGAGTATCAATATAATCAAAGTATTTTGTAATAAAATTAAATTCCTCATCGGTAGCATCATTTTGTGTATGTCGTATTTCTAATTTAGTTAAACCGCTTTTTCTTGCATCAATTAAACCTGAAATAATCGGGTCGTATAGCATATCCCGATATATTTTATTACCGCCATTTCTATTTTGGATAGTGTCTGGATTCGGCATAACACTATCATTTATTGATTGCAAATAGTCTTGCAATTCTCTTACTTCCTGCTCTTTAAATCTATTGTTTAAACTTGGGTTCGGACTATTAATTAAATTAACTATATCCTTTGTTATTGAATTTTCTTTTTTGAATAAACCTTTGAAACTATCTAATAATTTCATTTTAAAACCTCTAATAATAATTATTTGCTATTGAATTAAAATCATCTAATCCGTAATTCGCTTGTATTGCTTTTGTAGCATTATCATTTATACTTTCACTTAATATGGCAGTGTCGTTGTAATTCCCGAAATTAATCTTAATCGTTTTTTCAACGGCATAGCTCAACGTGTCAATGAAATCATCGTGCTTACCATAAGGAAAGTAAAGCATTTCATTTTCAATTTCATTTATATATTTGATATTTGCATTGAAATAAATCTGTCCGTTATTAATCTTTGTAGCCGATGGCATTGCACGGATTACTTTATTTTTACTCGGTTTTAGTTCCTCCACTATATAACCACGTTTTTTCAATTCCTGAAATAAAACAACCTGGTATTGTACTGTCTCAACGCAAATAGTATTTGGTTTATACATTTCAAAATATTGTCCTATTAATTCAAAATGCTTATCAGCATCTACCTTGCCGTAATACGTGTCTAATAAATATAAATCTAATCCATCAAACGCAAAATAACTTATACAAGTGTTATCATTATCCTTACCTATTGCCGTTGCTAAGTCTATTGTGAAAAACCGATACATATTCGCCACGCTTATTTCAGTACCATCTTTAAATATAATTCCATTGCTAAATCTAATATATTGAAGTTTATCCACCGCAAAAAAGCTGTCTTGTTTACTGCTCGGTTTTTGTTGGTACAAAGCATTCCAATAATAGCCACCTACCAACGTTCTAATTTTATGTAATGTTTCTTTATTATATCTCTTTTCCCATAGTGCTTCTCCCTCATTCCTACCTAATATATCGTTTTCATCTGCTAAGGCTGGTAAGTTTATATATTCGTAATCGTCTGGAAAATTCTTTAATAACCGACCCGCCAAATCGTCCTCGTGCCACCGTGTCATTACAATTATTACCTTTCCGTTCGGGTGCAAACGTGTATATAAAGTGTCTTTGTATCTTTCATATATCTTATTTCTGTAAGTTTCACTTAATGCCTCTGAACCGTTTTTCACGGGGTCATCTATAATTAACCAATCCGCACCTTGCCCTGTTATCTGTCCATTATAGCCACTACTTAACATTTGACCACCATAGTCTTTAATACTAAATAATTTGCTTTCTCTATTGTCTTTGTTAATCTCAATATTGAAATAAGTACCATAATCATTAATTAAATTACGTGCTATCCTGCCATACTTATTTGCGTAGTCATCAGAATATGAAGTTAAGAGTATTTGTAATTTAGGATAATTCAATAGTAACCACGCTGGTAGCGTAGCACTTATATATTGACTTTTACCGTGTCGTGGAGGCATACTAATAATTAAATGTTTTTTGCTTTTGCCGTGTAATAATTCCAATACCTTTTTATCAATTAACCTCCAATGCTTCGGCACGTCGTAATCAGGATTGATATGTTTTGCCAATACCAACGGCGTCAATGTAATGCCTTGTATTATATTTTCATTTGGCTCAATCATTAAGACACCTCTGTAAATACTGTTTCTTGTGCCTCGATTAAAAGGTGTGTTTCACGCTCTGTCAATGCGTTTACAGTTGCATCCACTAATTGCATACGTTCTTCAAAAGTTAAATTGTTTGGCTGGTATTTCTGTATTGATAAATTAATATTGGTGTTTTCGTTAAAACCTCTATCTTTTCCAACTGTTTTCATATAATGGATAATTGCCTGCGGATTACCTTCCTCAACCAATTTCATAAAAGCATTTTCAACATAATCTATTTGGACTTCCCTTGCTCTTTGTATTCTTTCTTTGAACTTAGGATTTTTGTTAATCAGATAATAAAAATGTTCTCTACGAATTCCTAATTTTTTACATGTAATACTAACATTGCATAGAGATTGCTCGTAGGCTTTCACTATATCTGAAAACTTGAATTGTCCTTTGATTAACTTCATAACTCTTTATTTCTGTTTATGTTAGAATTGTTTAACTGAAAAAATATATTAGAAATACTTAACATTTTAATTTATAATAATTTACTCTAATTGTTTACAATAATACAAAATTACAAAAAAATAACGAAAACAACCTCATTATATTGTAATCGTTATTTAAAATTGACGGATATTTTTTATTTATTCAAATAATTCTAATTTATAAAAATGTTGGTACTCTTTATCGAATACTACTTTATTACTTTTGATCTCATTCCATTCTTTGTTGAAATAAAGCTCTGCCTCATTCTCACTTTTGAAAATGATATTGCCAATTCTTTTCTTTTGTGTATTGTAAATATTTACGACTATACTCATTTTTTTTTATTCCTTAAAATAATTCATTTCTATTTTTTACTTCGTCAATCCATTTTTTCGCTGCATCATAATAATTCTTTTTAATTTCAAAGCCATAAGCTTTTCGTTTTGTTTCCAATGCTGCTACTATCGTGCTACCACTACCACAACAAGGATCGATAACAATATCATTTTCGTCAGTAAAAATCTGTATTAATTGTTTTAATAATTTTGTTGATTTTTGCGTTGGATGTATTTTTATATTTTGTGTATCTCTCGGAACATCGAATACATTAAATACCATTTTCCCATTGTTATTAAATTTTGGCAATCTTTCACGGTATAATAATATACCATATTCAGCATTACCAACGATTTTCATATTAGCTTTTAAAACTTGTGCTGAGAAATTCTTCCTAAATACTAAATTTATATATTTATTTAATCCATACTTTTTGCCAAGCTCTATAAGTGAAAATTGTTGTTCAAATTCGCAAAAAACAATCATACAAGGACTATTGCTTTTATCCCCTTTATTATATTTTGGCTCTTTTTTTAATAAAGTTGAACAAAAGTGCATGAATTCGGCTGGTCTGAAATCTTTATCTGTGTCAAAAAAATCCTTATTTGCGAATTCACTCTCGCCATTCTTATTATCCCCGCCTTTATACCAACTTGGGTTACTGGCATAAGCATAATTGCCAATGTTATACGGTATATCTGCAATTATTAATTGTGCTTTCGGGATATTGTATGATTTATAATTTTGAAAATGGTCTCTGTATATTTCACTCATTCGATTACACTCCCTATTGAAATTAAATTGCTAACATCTATTTTATCATAATTTAATTGAAAATCAGTAACACCACGCAAGAACTTCCTATATTGGAATATAGTCAACAAGTTCTCTAAATCGGCACGCTCAATCATAAACATAGTTCCATCCTGTAAGTCTGAAATCGTATATAATTCATTTTGATATTGCTTAATTTGAAACATAGTTCTCATTTTTGCACCTCGAATAATGATTTTAATTCGTTTAAATCAATACGCTTGACGGTATTTAAGCTATTAGTTTTATAGCTTAATTTACCATTTTGAATTAATTTATATATTGTTTCACGGCTGATATTTAAAGCCTCAGCCGCCTCTTTTACTTTTACGTACATTTTACGCTCCTAAAATTATTTCTTTATATTTAAAATCAATTTCAATATTATCTGTAATTTTGTTAAATTTGAAAATATCGGATAATTCGTTTACTTCAATAAATTGACTATTGAACATTACTGCATTCCAATCACAATAGTATTTTTCTTTGTCAATATCATCAAAAGTAAAACCAGCCTCCACTAATTGATTAATATAATCATTAACATTACACCAATCCAAATTGACTACATTATTTTTTATTTTTACTTCAAATCTCATTTTACACCTCAAATTCATAAGATAATTGTCCGATATGATATATCTTTAATTCATAAATCGCAGTATTCCCATTTTTATCATCAATATCAAGAACGATTGCACATTCAACTTCATTATTTTTTGATTTTAAATCGATTTCAATATACCATCCATTGTATATTAATTGTTCAATTTTACTTCTCGAATTAATCAAATTTTCACTTCTTGCTGAATATATTATACTATCACCATCAATTATACGTGAAATAGTTAAGTCATCTATTTTAATTAATATACCTAACTCTTTTATGCAAGGGATTATCATATCTAAGCAATCTTTTATTGTCATACTGTTATTAACAATAATATCAAATTCTTTTATATCAGTCATTATTTCATTATTCACTTCAAATCTCATTTTACACCTCATTACAATTATCACAGAAACCTGTATTATTGCCGTGTGAGATACTATCTTTTGAAAACGTGCATTCGCAGGATATGCACACCATAAAATTATCATCGTAACATTCTTCACAATAGAATTCTTCAACGTCTTTATACCAATTAACATCGGTGCAATTGCATTCTTTACATCTATTTTCGTGTTCTTTACCAAATTTAATCATTTTACGCTCCTAAAATTAAATATATAAATCTTTTAATATATAACATTTGTTTCCAATTTCAACTATGTATAAATTGTAGTAGCGTTCGCCTTTTGCTGTTTTACAACCTTTAATAAATAAAGTTTTTATAGCTTCTCCGCTAACTAACCAAGATGAACGTCTGATTAATATATTATCTATTGTTTCATTTTCAACTATATCAATTCTTTTTGCGTCAAATTCAAACCAATATCCATCAATTGCCAAATCTAAATCCATATTCATTCCATTGATTGTTTCCATTGCTTTTTGTAAATCTGTCATCTCTGCAACCTTTAATTAAATTTTAAAAAATAAGCCTTTTTACAACTTGCTTAGGTTGTTAAATTAATTGTTTATTTGAAAAGTTATATGGAAACAACAATTACTTAATGTAATTTCATTATCCGATGCTGTTATATAATTTTTATCGCAAAATGTAAAACGTTCAACATCTTTTAATGTAGTAATTTGGGTATTTTTTTCATTAGCTTTCATTCCTTCAAGCATACCATCAAATTCTCCATTAACTGTATGACTTAATTTTCCTTTTTTTGCTAAACTTTTTAAAGTCGCTTTTGTTACTTTTTTCATATCTGCACCCTTTAATTAAATTTTTAAAAAAATAAGCCTTTTTGCAACTTGCTTAGGTTGTGGTTTTATCGGTTAAATTTTGGGAAAATGTAAGTTATTTTATAATTTTTATAAAGCCTGTTGAATAATTTTTTTTTCACTTTAATTATATCATTAGGTAATTCTACGCAATGAGCAGCGTCAAATGTCATTTTATACGGTTCATTATTAGTATATCCACAACCTGCAAGGTTACATACAGCCAAACTGTTCTCAATGTTACCACTAAAATAATAATATAAGTCTTCTGTTAACATTTCTTTTGTTACTGTTTTTGTAGATTCTTTCATTTCAAACTCACTCATTAATTAATCAATCATTTAACTAATACAAAAATACAACTTTTTTTTGATATATGCAAATTATTTTTAAAAATAATTCAACTATTTTCAAAATATTTTAAATTTATTTTTTCTGCGTCATCAATACTTCGGCAAATTTCATAATTGACATTTCTACTTTTACAATGAGCCTCAAATATCTTTTGGCTTTCACTCTGTTTTCCTTTGTCGGTTTTCATTTCAACAAAAACAAATATTCCATTTTTAGAAATCAGTAAATCGGAGCAACCTTTTGAAATACCGTTCAAACTTTCAATAAAATAAGCCCTAAAATATCTCTTTTCAGAAATCATAGAACCCGAGTTAATTCTCATAACAAAACATCTTTTTAAACAAAAGTATTTTATTACGTTTTTTTGAATTACGCTCTCACTATTTGACTTTTTCATAATTTACTATCCTATTATTGTAAACAAATGCAATTTCGACACTCATAAATTGATTATGCAAAGACTTCTTTAATATTTTAATACAACATATGCCTATCATATAAACGTCGTTTAAAACGCTTTAAAACGTTAAAAATTAGCGTCGTTAATTTCATAATCTGCAAAACTTGTTAATTGTGCGTTATCAATTACTTTTTTTACTGCAACGTCCAAATCGTCAATCGTTTGTGTAAATTTATCAAAATTTAATATGACAGAACCCAATCCACCTTGCCTATTTTTTTTGATAAATACTTCAAGTTTATTTTCAGATCCAATGTTTTTATCAGTAACACAATTTTTAACATTATACATTTCATTACGATGCAACATCCACACTTGACAAGCGTCTTGTTCTAAGCTCCCGCTGTCCCTCAAATCGGACAATATCGGCACTTTGTTTTCTCTTATTTCAGACGCTCTATTGAGTTGTGAAAATACGATTACAGGCATTTTTAATTCCAATGCTAACAACCTTAATTCTCTACTTATAATTGATATTTCGGCGTTTCTATTAGGTGCTTCTGGTGCTGTAATTAAGCCTAAATAGTCAATCATTAATATATTTGCACCGTTCTTTTTTAGCCACCGTGCAATACGTTTAATATCCGTTAAATTAACACTATTGCCATCGTAAACAACCATTTTCAAACTATCCATATTCGATTTAATATTGCTTATTGCTTTATGCTTTTCAATCGATTGAACGTAATTTTTACGAATTGATTTTAAACTAATACCAGTTTGAATAGTTAAACATCGGCTAAATATTTGTTCTATACTCATCTCTAAATTAATCAATCCGGTCGTTAAACCTAAATCTGAAAATTTATGTATTAAATTCAAACTAAATGCTGTTTTACCAACCCCGGGACGTGCTGCAATTACCAAAAAATCGGTCAAATCAATACCGCCGACAATATCATCTAAGCTCCCATATCCTGTATATATATTGTTTATATTGAAATTTTCATAATATGTAGCTAATCTTTTCATAGCTTCATTTGGTTTAATTAGCTTATCCGTTTTATTCTCTGAAATTTGTAATAATTCTTTATTGTGTTTTTCGATGTAATCGTAAATATTCGTTTGATTGTCGGCTTGGCTTTGTGCCGTTTCACATAACAATTTAAACCTATTAACCGTTGAATTATTTTTAATCAATTTTGCTAATTTTACTATATTGTTTTCTTTTAGGTTTTTATAATCAATTAAACCCTCAGCGTCTTTTGCTGTAATCAATTTTTTATCGACTAAATCAGCATAAGTAGTATTGTTGTTTTTGTTGAAGTAATCGAATATTAAATTATATTTTCTATTCGTAAAATCGGCAGCTTCTAATAAACCGCTTATTTTATGCAATTCTTTTTCATTTTTCAATAGCAATCCGATTAAATTGCTTTCTAAATGTTCAATCATATTAACCCTCAAAATATTTGTAAATTTCATTATTAATTAATAATTCTAATATCTTTTTAATTTTACTATTGTTTCCTGACGCTAATTTACCACGTGAAAAAATTTCAATTAATTCAAGTTTAACACCAGGAGATGCTTTTAAATTCTCTTTTGAAATAATAAGCTCCAACGTAATTTCTATTCCTTTTTGACTGTAATAAATAAAAAAAGTAGCTATTAGATTTTTAAAATCAATTACGTTCAACTTGCTTTTTTCAATTAAACATCGTAACCGTTTACTGCCTCTAATAGCTCTTAATTTTAACTTTTTGCTTTTGACTATTTCATTATAATAGTTCAAAATTGCATCGTATTTGCTAAATGGTATTTCAATTTTCCAATGATTTAAAACGTTCAAATTGTACCAATTATCATTATATTTGAAAAAAATCGGACTGTTTAAAATATCCACCGTAATTTTGTAGTCATTATGCTTTTCCTTGCATAATTTTAATATATCATTGTCGTTTAAAAAATGCTTTTTGTTTATGTGAAATTCGTCTAATAATTGAATAAAATTGCCAATTATTAAAGTAGTTTTTTCTTTGCCATACTTCGAAATAATTTTGTTTAAATCTTTTGTTTCGGCTAAGTCAATACGCTTTGCATACCAACTCCACCCCTGTGTATAATTTAAACGATTACTATTTTGAGTATTCAACAAAACTACCTAAATTCATAACGTCAATAAAATCATTTAATTCATTAAGAATGTATTTTAACGTATTTTCAAAATTAGTATTGTATTTTGTAGGGATAATCTCAAAGTTTTTCAAATCGAAATCAATCGAATATATCGGACTTTTTTTCAACGTGAATAAATTTGAAACAGCATAATCTGTTAAATTCTTTGCCTCAAATTGCCATACCAAATAATCAGCATTATACAATTCCATTGCTAACATATATATTTGATGCTGTAAACTATCAATGTATTTTGAAACATCAACACCATTAGCCATAAACGAAAATTCTGTTTTAAATTCCAATATCTTATTTGGCATTAGTCCATCAATTCTCATTGAAATTATATTGCCATCAAAATCAAACAATTCAGGAACTTCAAAATTAACCTCATTCCTATTGTAATTTTTAGTAAATAAATCGTAAGCCAAAAAATCGTAATTGTATAAAAACGTTTTTTCGTTTGTTTTGTATGGATATTGAAATCCGAAATCATTTGTATAATTTAGGGGACATTCCAAAATTGAATGGAATGCCGTCCCAAATGTCATTCGTGGTACTGTTACCGATATACGTTTAATCATATCGATTAGCTTTTTTTCATTTACTAACACAGTACCGAAATTAGATTTTTTTTCTAAAATCATACTATAAAATGAATTAATCAAACTTACCGAAAACTTACGCATTTAAGAACCTTGCTTTTATTTGATTATATAATGTCGATAATATTGCTTTCTGTGCTTTTGGTATTTCAATAGTTTTCATATTATCCGCAAAACTTTGTAAGCTATCTAAGCTATCACACGCTTCCAACGTAGCTTTCAAATTGTCAAATACATCCGTAGCAATCGGCGGAGGCTCTGTAATATCAGTTTCACTCTGTAATTCAGCAATCTTATTTTGCTTTTGCTTTTTGCTGTTATCCTGATTTAATATAGCATTTGCAACTTCTTCAAAACTTGCAATTGAAGTATCGACACCTATACCTGCAATACCTAAGGCTCTACCTATTGCCGAAGTTTCGGCATTCTCAATAAAACTTGTTTTGTTAATAAAAGTTGAACCGTAATCCTCGTACGCTGTCCCATTAGCAATAAGTTTATCATTTACGTATATTTCGGCTCGGAAAATAACTCTTTTATCTGTTAATTCATATATTGAAGTCAATATCTTACCGTCCTCATATAGTTCTCTAAATGCCCTTATACGCTCATTTACGGTTACATATTCCTTGCCTTTAATATCTATTGTTTTTAATTTCTTATCCATTTTTAGCCTCTGCAAAATCGATTAATTCGATTAATTTTTCCATTAAAATTATGTTTTTTTCAGTTGTTAAAATACTGCAATATAAAGTATTATATATGTTTTTCATATTGTTATGCTCTAATTCTATTGTTTGATATTCTGAACCAATCGTAATCGTGAAATAATAATCGTTTATTTCGTGTTCAAACCTCATTTCACCATCAATGCTATTTTCAATTCTTTTCATTTTTATCCTCAGCTTTTTTTATATGGAATTTAAATATGAATTTTCCTTTTTTTGTAATCCGTTCAAATAACAGTAGATATTGAATATTGTTGATATAAAAAGAATGCATTGCATTTTCACAAGTAAATAATTCAAATTTTCTTGAAATAACTCCAAATATTTCAAATTGATTTATTTCAGTATCGTTTTTAATTATATATTCAATCATTATCAAAATTCCTAAAATGGTACATCTTGGTCAAAATCATCAGGAACTTCATTTGTATTGTTTACCGTCGTATTGTTTTTATCGAATATTATACATTTGCTAACTAAAATTGATGTAGAATACATTTTAACGCCGTTTTTTTCGTAGTTTGAATAATTAATAGCTCCATCAATATAAACTTTACTACCAGCTTTTAAAACGCTTTGTAGAACGTCTGCCGATTTGCCGAACATTATACAATTATGCCAATCGGTTGTTTTAACCCATTCGTCTCCCTTTTTAATACTGTTTTCTGTTGCAACCGAAAATTTCAATATTTGCCTCGTGCCGTCAAAATCGGCTTTTCCTACGTTACCTACTAATGTAACTTTGTTTACGCTATATAAACTCATTTTTACGCTCCTTTAAATTAATTCTAAATTTTCACTAAATAAATATGTTAAAACATTAATATAGCTTGTTCTCATATTGCGATCAATACATTCTATATAATAATTTTGTATTTGATAGGGATATTGGATAGTTTTGCGAAACTCATCACCGTCATATAAATCGAATTGTTTATCGATT